ATATATAACATCTGTATTTTTTGCTTCAATATTACCATAGTCTACAATAGCATCAGGCTTATCGTTAATACCAAAACCTATTGGTTTTATTTTCATAAACACTCCACTGTTTTTAGGAACTTCGTTTCCATCTGTGTCGTCTATAAAATGTTTTTCTTTTGTTGTTAGATCAAGTATTTTCGTTTTTATAACACTATTAGCTGGCCCTGAAGATGCAGACTTTACAATCAAGGTATCTCCTGTTTTAGCTTTTGTTTGATTATCACCCTCTAACTGCAACCACCAAGCACTTTCTTCTGGATCCCAGTAGTATAGTTTAGTATAAATAGTTTCATAACTACCCTTACTTGGCTTTAATACAAACCTGTATCTACTTGCCCAAGTTGGTGCTAAGTTTTTAATTGTTGCTTTTATATTGTTTTTAAATGTAGATTTATTAGCCGGAACATATACCGTATTATCACTACAAACTAAAGCAGTAGAAGCTCTATTATATTCATCTAAATAAACTATACCAAGTTCATAGTCTCTATTACTATGTAAGCTCTGTCTGTTGCCAGCTTCTATTACAGAAACTGTTGTTGTAGAATGTTTAAAATATTCGTAAGCGTAAGTTCCAGCATTTGCATTGTCTTCGTATCTTATAGCAGGAATCTGCAAGCTTAATGTATTTCCTGAGTGTGATATTTCAAAGTCTCCTGTTTCAGATGTTATACCACCACCATCGGCAGTCCATCCTGTTTTAGCTTCTATTTGAGCATAGAATAAATCTGTTAAACTGTTTCCGTTTGCAGCATTAGCAAAACTTAAAGTAGACTGTACAGAATTTATAAACTCACTAGATGTAGCTAAATCTCCAACAGAACTAAAATTTCTTGGAAATATAAACTGAAAGCTTTGATCATAACTATTTTCAGGTGCTGAACTATATGTTCCACTTCCTCCAAAAGAATTGTGTATAATATTAAAATCTATAAATAAAGAACCTCCTTCTTTTAGGTCTATATTTGAAAGATCCATATCTAATTTAGAATCAGTAATTGAAGTAGAACTGTCAATAGTATACGACACGCCTTGCGACTCGGTTTCAGTTACAGCGTTAAAACCTATTTCTTGTGAAACCAGTTCTACGTCATAGTCTATTGCTGTGTCTATATCGTAACCATCCGTGTAGTTTCCATATATAATTCTGTTACCCATTGTGGTTTGAGACTTTGCTTTTTTAGGAACATTATCATAAACCCTTAACAGTTCGCTCTGAGGCAGGGTAGTATATATTTTTTGATTATCAAATTCAATAGAAACATCGGTATTGTTAGACCATCCTTTCTCTATTTTTATAAACTTTTCAATAACATTAACAATGTTAGAAGTAGATAACTTAAAACACAAGTCAACACCTACAACATCTGAACCTCCTGTATTAAAACTTACAGAAACAGAATTGGCTGTATTTTGCATACCCTCCATATCATAGTTTCCATAGTTTAATTTAAATTGTCCTGGAGAAAATGCTATATCTGAAAACTCAGACAACGCAGAATATTCTCCACCCTTATATTTATATCTATATGCAAACCTTATAAACTTTTCTTTTATATAGTTTTTGTCGTTTATCGATGTAGTTGTTAAAACTAAACTAGGAGAACTAACAGGAGGTTTTACAATAACTGATATGTCGTCTTCTGTAAACTGATCTACACTTGATATTGGTTGTGGATAGTTTGCTTTTACGTCTATTCTTCTAGGTTGGTTGTAGTTATCTGTAAAAAACAAAAGGTTGTCTATAAGATCAATACCATTTATAAGATATTCTGAATTAAAATTTAAAATAGTTTCACTAACAACATGGTATATAACCGCTTGAGTTCTTGTATTAAAAGATGCTATTATATCTACATTGTCAGATGTTACAAACCAGTATATAGTTTCGTTAGTACCGTCTTCATAAGCACCTATACATGTAGCGTTTGTAAGAGCACTACCCTCATAGGTTAAAGAAACCATCAGTTCGTTACCTTTAGAATTTTCTACAGTTCCTGCTTGACCGTCTTCTGAAGAAGAGTTTCTTATGTTTAATGCATCGATATAGTCCCCGTTTGGTACTAACCTTTCGTCTAGACTTTTATTCATTCTAGACCCTATAAAATTTTTATTTATATTCATTCTACTTCAACCATTTGTTTTGGCCTCTCATAGCCATAATGAGTCGACCAGGGTGAATATTACTCAATCTTATTTTAGCATTTCTTAATAAAGAGCTTTTATCTTTCTGAGAACGTCTAACAACATATTCTTGAACACCAACCTTTGTGTTTAGTATAACATACTTAATATAAGCGTATATGTAGTCTTCAAATAGTTTGTTTAGTTTTATATCAGAATCAGTTCCGTTTTCCATACCATCAGAAACATACTCTATAACAACCTCTTGATCTGCAAGAGCTGATGAAAAGTTAATTACACCTTGTTGTTTGTTTATTTTAAATGTACTGTTTTGATTTGCTGTATCTGTATTCAAACCATATCTAGCTGAAACTTGAGAGTCATATACAACGTTTCCGTCTATGTTATAAGAACTAATATCTTTGGTATCTAAAAACTCAGATTTTAATGTTCCGTCAACCCTAGACTCATCAAGTAAAGAGGTTCCTATAAGAACGTTTCCATCAACATCAAATAAAACTTTATACTGATTGTCCTGTAAGTAACTCTTAGCAAAGTTTGTTTTATTGTTTTCATTTAGAGGGTAGAGTACACCATCTTTAGATAATGATATTCTAACCCAGTTTACAAAATCAGGAGGAAGAACAACACTAGCACTATCGTTTACAGTAAGCTCTACTATCTTTGTTTCTTTTAATGCATCATAGTTAAGTTCTTGTATACCACGTTTTGCATGAAAAAGAACATTATATCTTTCTACATTATTAATCAACTTATCATTACCTACATACATAAGCATAAAGTTGTTTACAATGTCAGACAATGTTATATATTGGTATGATCCCCAGTTTTTATCCTCTGGTAAGCCACCGCTATTCTCGTAATATTGATACCCTGTTATAAATGCCATTATCCTTGTTTTTGTGTTTCTTTAACCTCATCACTCTCTCCCGCCTTGTATATATCTGCTTCTCTTATAGAAATACCTGCATACTTTAATATCTTATTAACTAGAGTAGGTTCATCACTACCGGGTAATTCAAAATCTTGGTAGTCACTAGCCGACTGGTTAAAAACAGGTTCTCCTGCTGATAAGGTAGTGTAAGTCCATTTAGGGTCTAAAGGCTTTCTAATATACTGTATTGTAATACCTGTTGTTATACTACTAGGGTGTACCGTTATATTAGACCCATCCATAACATATGCTGGAAAGGTTGCCGAAGGCGCTGTTAAATGAGACGACGTTAGATTTAATATTTTATTTTGTGAAACTCTTTCTACTTCTTTTGTTCCGTACTTAACTACATTAATTAAGTAATAGTCAGTAGGTAAAGGAAAGATAGGACCACTTGAATCACTAGGAGTGGTTGTTGAAGAAAATATATCAATAGCCTCTTCTATGTTTTTTACAAGATCAGCATATCCACTACCTGAAATCCTAGCATTCTGCTTTGCAATCCATTCATTATACCTATAAAAATAGTCTTCAAAAATATCTAACTGAGCTTGCTTTGCATAAAGGTTAAAGTCAGATGGTGTTATGTATCCGAAGTTTTGTTTATTTGCTACAGCTAGCACAGTATTTCTTACACTGTTTATCATCTGATAATCTTTTATGCAAAGATAGTGTAAAAAAAATAAACCCCTCTGGGTTGAGGGGCTTAGTGAAATTTAATCTTGAAGCTTACTTTCAAGGAGCTGCATCAGCTCTATACCATCATCTGTTTTAAAGAATTGAGCTAAAGACATTGTAGCTGTCTCTCCAAAGGGAATGCTCATTAATTTCTTCTTGTTAGAAGGTAGGTTAAAGTAAATATCTTTTCCTTTGTTTTTTAGTCTTAGTATTCCTTCAGCTAAAGATTTAGAAGCTAAAGACTGTAACTTTAATAAAGGATCATTTAATGTGTTTAAAAAATCTTTTGGACTATTTTTAGCATACAAACGAACATCACGTTTTAGTTCTGCTGTTGATAGTTTATCTACATTCAAGTTTAATGATATTCTACCAATAGTTTCTAGCATCTCTATATCTAGGTCTTTTGCAGCTATTAAAGCATCTATCTGGTTATCCATTTTTTCAACTTCTACACTAGCATCCTTTTCAGTGTCTATCTCTTCAAATACTACATCAAGTGATGGGTGTAATGATAAAAATTCCTGAAGCACCGGATTGTTTTTAGGAACATACAACATACCATCTTCAAATACAATAGGTTCTATAATAGAATTATTGTCTTGATCGTCTTCAAATGGTGATTGTTGGTTTGAGGAATATCTTAAAGCTCTGTTAGACTGTCCATCAAAATGTAGTAATGGTTTTCTACGAGAGTTTCTTGAGTTTAAAATAAAGCTTATAGGTGCTTTTCTACCTTTTAATCTATAAGTTCTGTCTTTTACGACTGACTGTGTTTTCATTTTAATTTAATTTTAAGTTTATAAAAAAAAGGAGGGGACCACCTGAGCGATCCCATCCTTAAAGTAATCTTATTTGAATAAGAAGAAATTGTTTGCACCAAGAGTACAAAGAGCTCTTTCTGATAAGAAGTGAACCTCCATAGCATCTAAATCGCTATTAGAAGCACCTCCTGCAGATCCAACTATCCAAGACTTCATTTTTCTATCTTCAGTCTGAGAAGCTTTGTATCTTACGTGTAAGAAAGGACGTTTTGCGTTCTTACCTAACACTTGGTCATAAACAGTTGTAGAACCAGCTGGTACAAGTACACCATCTATAGCTCCTCCTGTAAGACCTCCACGCATTGTTGCATCGTTTAAGTATTTCCAGTCAGACTTATAAAAGTCATACCCTC